TTAGTTTGCACCCAGTCACTCGCTGGAGATAATGCCCAATACACATTGTATTCAAATTTAGCGTGAGATGTATCACGAATTAACTGGTGTTTATCGCCAAACTCACATACGATTCGATACTTATGTAAGTCGTGCTTGTCAATATACCGATTTATGTGGGTTTTGGCTTTGTCGTCTGGCTTTGTATTAAATCCGTACTTCAAATGCTTCTCATCCTTTCCGTGACTGCAAATGAAACACCAATTCCCTACAAAGTAATGACTAATAAAGTCGTTAAATATCTCGTACTTTACGTTAGGTAGTAAGTAAGATAAAACCTCTTTAACGTGTATATTAACTATCTTACTAAAACTGCCCGAATGATTGTCATTTGTCACATTGTAAAACTCCAAAGGCACTCCAAATTTCGCTAATCGCTTGGCTAACTCTATTTTGAATTGTGCGCCTACTTTAAACGCTTCTTCGTTACTCATATTTTGGTCAAGTATATGACCGCCACGAGTTGTTTTGGCATCCCAGCCATCCATAAAATCGCCATAGTCAGCCACAACTATTTTAGATTGTCCGTTAAACTGTTCGCCTACGTAGTAAAGTATTTTTTGTAGTGCATCCATTAACTCAAACTTGTTCCATTGACGTAGTCCGTATAAGTTTTCGGTGATATTTAAACCGATATGTGCATCTGTGTAGGTTACCTTTAACACCTTGTTGCTCGTAGGAGTGATTTTAGGCGCGTTTAAGGGCTTTAAATTACATTCCTTTAGTGTTTCCTTAATTAAGTCTTTATTTAGCTTAAAAAAGGCTTTATTTTGGCTTTCTTTAGTGTAGATTTGCCATTGTTGACCAGTAGTGACATTCGTGCTTAATCTGGATAACTCCAAGCCATCTGGAACATCTAATAAATTTTCTTGTTGCAACTTTTCAACTCTGCTTATGACATTGCCTTGCTTGTCATATTTGCGCTGCGTTTCTACAAAATCCCTATGCGTGTAGTAATACTTATTAAGGCTTTTGTGATGCAGTCCCGTAAGTTCAGCAACTCTTTTAAACCATTTATTGTTACTTTCGTTCTTCTGTCTTGGGTAACTATTTAAGGCTTGTTTACAATTCATTGTTTTGTGTTTTTGTAGAATTCTAACAACCTATTGTAATAAAGTAGAAAGGTGCTATTGTTAGAATTAGATTCTAAAAAAGATATGTGATTCTGCACAAACTTTTCAGCATCCAAGATAGTGCCACCACGCAAGTGCATACCATCGTAGTCTTTTAGTTCTAAATCGTTTAGCTTTTCTTTTAACTCGTGTAGTTTCACGCTTTAAATATAAGGTATTATTTGTATTTTTCTATTAGGTGTTTATATTCTGGTATTGCGTCAAAGCTTGGACACTCTTTTATTCTTTCCCACGCATCAATTTTGCCGTTTAAGTTTTTATCTTCGCTGATGTCACGATGTCCTAATATTTGCACATCACTTGTGCTTTGGAATTGTTTAAGGTATAGTAAGGCATTCTCTATTTCGCATATTAAGGCTTCTTTTTGTGCTTCTGTGCGACTATCTTTTGCCTTGTGTACGTTTGCCTTATCCACCCCACCAATGTAACAAATGTGAATGCTTGTGCTATTGTAATACTTAACTCCGTTAGTCACTTGTTCGTATGGTGCTAATTGGAATACTTCGCCATCTTCAGCTATTATACGATGATAGCCTACGGACTTCCAGCCTATGGACTTCCAATGTCGTTTGATGCTTTCAACATCTCCAAACCCAGCAGAACAATGAATAAAGATGCGCTTTATTAATCTCATTTAAATCGTTTACTCCACCATCTTCTTACAAAAAGTGAAATGATTAAAATCGCAATGGCGGTAAATATGCTCGTAATGCTGCGGAATATTTCTTGAGCATAAAAGTTAGTAGAAATTTGAAAAGGTAAAGTAAAATAAACGCCCATTCCAGTTGAAATGGTTAGGCATACATCTATTAATTTGTTTTTAAAACTTTCCGTTTGTAGTGAGTTAATCAACAAAATTGCACCTATTATTACTTTATCCATACCGCCTATTTTTGTGCGTTTCTAATTAACTTCGCTTTCTTTAAAATCACTTCCAGCACCCATCCAAAAGACAAACCGAAAATGTAATAGATGTACATCGGATTTTCAGTTTTCATCGAATCTGGTAAAAAGTTTAACCCAAGCCAATGCACCAAATCTTCTGTGAAAACTATAATAGGAAAACACATTAAGAAAAACGATACAACACTATTGTAATTATCCAGCCACCAAAACTGCCAAGACACCTCTAAAGGTGTTCTATCCGAATATCTATCTCGAATGGTAAATTGAAACCATTTACTGGTCACAAACGCCAAGAAAAGAAAAAAGAAAGCAGCCAAAATAAAGCTACTTTCTATTCCATTAGTAAAATAATTTGTAACGTAGGTGCTATCCATTACATTATAATTATCTTGTTTATTATTTGGTCATCCTTTGGCTCACCTTTCCATAAAGTCGGTTTGGTGTTATCAAGGTAAGTAATCATTTGACGCTTGTACTTGGTAGCCATATTCATCGCCTCACGCTTGGCAAACTCCACGTTAGCTATTTGCTCGTTACTACCTTGTGCAGTTTGTGCGCCTTTATTGCCAGTCTTAATATGATTAGCTTTGCTTAAATAAGCTTTTACATTATAAGCGATGTAAGGCTTTAAGTAGGTGTCTATAAGCGTAGTATAACTCGCTGGATTAGCTACTACATCGTCGTAAAAATCAGCACCAAATAAAGATAATACTTGTTCCCATTCCACTAACTGAATTAAGTTATCCTTTACGGCATTCATATCAAACGTATTACTAAATGCTAACGCTTTTATCTCTGCTTTACTTGCTATCATTGCCTACTATTGTTTTAGCTTGTTCGTCATCCATTCCCATCATCATTAGCAACTCATATACTGCCGCTTCGCCTATTATATCCTTTTTTTCTAATAGCACAGTAATAGCTGCCAAGTCGTTTACTACGTTCATAGGCGATTGATTGTTAAAACTTACTTCGCCCTCGTATGCAGTGCCTTTAAACGCTTTTTGCAAGGCTTCCATTATTATGTCTTGCTCGTTTCTAATTAACCTTTCCGCAAGTTCCCACTCGTTACGCAGTTGTTGATTGTTTCCAAGTACACCAGCACTTTCTAAACCTGCTAAACTTCTAAACCAGCTACACGCTTTTACAATGTTGTTCTCAACTAACTTCTGCAACTCAATAAAACTGCCCTCTTTTTGCATCGGGTAGGTGATGTATTCGGGTGCTTCAACATCTCCACTCTTCGGTACAATCAAACTCTTACCGCTTCTGCCTTGACTCGTTCCCTTTAGCTGACTTTCTAACTTTTGTTTCTGTCTTGCTAAACCTTTCTCGGCATCGCCATTCGCATCGGTAGTATCTCCAAAGTCAAACATCAAAATGCTTGACAAAGTTACTCCATTCTCGAACTGATTAGCGTTGTATTGCCCGATAAGACTCTCAACTTGCGCATCGAAAAAAGCACCACTCCACATTGGTAAAGGGTAGTCTATCATTCCGCTCTCATATTCCATAATAGGAATAATTGCGCGACCATCTTCATCGTAGTTTGGGTATAATGTACGCTCTATTGGGCGTATTCTTGTATCGTTCCAGTCTTTGCTTATCGCTACTGCTTCGGGTTTTTCCCCGAAATACTCCATGAATCGCACTTGCGAAGCGTCTAAATGATAAACGAATACCTCGCTACCTTTACGGATTGCTTCAATAAAGCCATAGCCATACGTTCTTCTGTCTTTAGCTACTCTTTTAGCCAACTCAAACCAGTTATAGTACTTGTTTAAGTCCTTTGTCAACTTGCGCTCTAACTGCATATTTTCAGTTAGTAAAGCGCCATAGCTAACGTATTCGGAAAAAGAGTTAATAACCGCTTTCAAAGTGCTACTTTCTTTGGCAAGTTTAGATACCTTTTGAGGGAATAAGTTGTTATCAACTGTGCTAACAATTCTTAACCCTTGCTTGGTAACTATCTTCTGCTTGTCTGTGTAGTCTGGTAACTGAATGACGTTATTCGTTACTTGAAAGCTGCTTTGATGACTTTTTCTTGGATGGTTTTTTATTTTCTTCTGCACGTTCTATGAATCTAATCAGTTTGGTAAATTGTGGCAACAAGCTATACTTGTATATTAACTCCGCTGAAAGGGTGTTGGTGTCAAGGATACCAAAACCCTTGACACCAATTTTTTGCCCTTTATACTTCTTCTTAAAAACCCACATTATACAGATGTTGCTGCTACTAATTCTGCTACGATTTCCGCTGGAGTTGTAGCTGGAGATGGAGTTGCACCACTAATACCACTCAATACTCGTAAGAACTCGCCTTGCTCTGCCATCATCGTGAATGAGAATAAGTTATCGTCTGCTTTCGCTCTACCACTTGTAGACTCTGCTGACATAAACGCTGCGAATGCCTCATCTTGAAACTCCTCATCGTAACCAATGAATAACAATCTGTCACCATCGTACAAACGTGCTACCATATACTGCTCACAAGAGTCTTTAATTGCTTGTATTTCTTTACGTTGTTCTTTTGTTGGGTTAGCTACTGCAAAGTTCACTTCTACTTGGTTACTTCTTTCCATTGCTTCTGTTACTTCACATTCTCCACGTTTGAAATTGATTTTACCAAAACCAACACCAGCCGAAGCGAACACGATGTTTGTAATGTCGTGATTACTTCCTAATGTGATGCTTAAAACATCTGCAACTGGAATGGTATAGAGTTCTTTGACTCCTGCCGTTCTTGGGCAGTTTGCTCCTGCACCTGCTGCTAAACTTAAATTTGCTGCCATTTTATATTTATTTTTTTGTTGTTAAAAGGGAGTGTATTAACACCCCCTTTATAAATTTAATACTATCGGAATAAAACGATGTCCTCGCCGTTGGTGTAGTTAACATCAAAAGCATAGTCACATCTGTAACGAACTGTTCTATCTCCAGTTACTTCGTACTGAGGTAAGATAGATACGTTATTCCACTCTGCATCTAAAGCAGTTCCAAAGTGTAGGTTAGATACGTTAGCTGCTACGATTGTATTTGCAGAAACGAAAGGCAAAATAGCCAATCTGTTACCTAAGAAATCCAATTCTTTAGCACCAATGTAGTAAGACCCTGCTCCGTTAGCTGCTGCTGCTTGAGCCAAAGAGTAAGCTTTACCCAAACCTTTGTTTCCAAAGATGTAGAAATCTGGGTCATCTTCTACTGACTCGCTTAATGCGTTGTAAACGCTTGTTAATACAGATAAAGCGTTTGAAGAGTTAATGTAGTTGATGTTACCACTTGTAAAAGTACCAGCATAAGCACTTGTGTCAACTGCAATAGAGAAAGTAGTTGCGCTTAAAACAGTGATTGGTAAAGATACGCCATTTGTTCCACTCCAATCTGTCCCAGAAGAGCCTACCATAGAAGAGAAAGTAACTACGTCGCCAGTCTGCAAGTTAGCAGTTGAAGCTACTGTTAAAACTGCTGGAGATGCTTTTGTTATTGCAGTAATAGCTACTTTAGTAGAATCTAATTTGTTAACATCGCTACCAGCTTCCATCAAAGGAATAAGACCACTTACTACGTTAGAAGAAGCAGAAACTGTGATTTTAGATAACTCACCAGCAGCTACACTACCTCTCCAAATAGAAGCGTCAATGAACTTAGAACGAATAAGTGCTTGTTGCTCAATCAAAGCCTCTTCGATAGTTGCAGGTGGAACGAAATCGCCACCACGTCCTCTTGGCTGTTGAGAAGCGTACCAAGTACCATTTAATGATTGGTAGTCAAATTCAACTGCTTCCATAAATTTTTTAGGGTCAAGGTATTTCTCGCCCAAAGTTAAAGACCCTGCGCTATTGAAAGCTGCTACTGAATCTTGAACAGTTATTGTGTTAGCCATAGTTTTAACTACCGCTCT